TAAACAGGAAAAAGGTTAGTTAAAAGATTTTTATATGTTTTTGTAGTTTTTATAATGTACAATGATTAGCTACATCGTTACAAGAAAATTCGTAGATAAGTATGAGCTAAAAATGGTTAGTAAATGTGCAACGTTTTAAATTACTTAAAATGGTTCAAAAGCAGGTATAACAGTAGCAGCAGAATATAAGTCGCGAAGTAATGAGCCGTGCTCCGACTCTAATAAGGCGTTCTCAAACCGCTTTATAGCCTCCTCAGAAGTTTCCAAGGGGCAAGCGAGGAAAGGAATTCCTTTAATTGCATCAGATCGAACTTCTCTGCCATTCCAGGCTTTGAAGAAATCACGGTAGGCCTCAACAGCCCACTCGTTTGTGTACACAGTGGGATCGGTGTCCTCATTAACTTGCTCGCGCAAGTAGGACTTCATCTCACTGGGAAGTTGACCGTGGTCAATGCGCCATAAGACGTCACTAGCTTTTCTTGGAAGCTCGTTCCGCGCATGACCAAAATTTGAATCGGTCTCGTATTTGCCATAAAGGCCTTGTCTACATAAAGCGTCGATAAGTCTATTTCGTAAATTCTGAAAGTATTCGTCACCCCAAAGGGCAGCCTCACAAAGGGCGGCCACACAGTTGTCAAATGTGGCTTTGCCTAGATAGTTGCCAATGGCGACAAAATTAGGCATGTTCTCAATACTCTCCTTTGCGAGAGCCATACGTATAATTCCGGTTGATTTGAACAAGACAAAGTGTCTCTTGAGGAAAGTAACCTCTCCCAAATGACGAGAAAGAGGAATATCGTCCGTGCTTTCAACCTTCGTCTCGAGTGTGTATTCGTAGCCAAGGTCTGGCATAGTGTCTATTAGGGTTTTCTGATTAAACCACGGTAAAATTGAGCTCGACACACTCATGACAACATCATCGCCAAAGAAAACAGGGCGGACAAGGCGGTCATAGTGGTAATTGGTAGCAAGCTTGGGGTCATGAGTGCGAGCTAACTTGATGAAACAGTATCGATGTGCTGTATCATTGAGGAGATTGTTGAAATTTGTGGTTCCAAAGCACCCACTTGGGATGCTGGATTCAGATTGCCATAAAACATTGTGGGCCCGATGAGTAACAGATGAGACGCTTTTGAGAGCGTACTTTTGTAACTCCTTCAGGCGTGGTGAATTTAGCGGGTAAAATTGTTCGACTATTTCGTTACAAATCATATCAACAGTTCGATGGGGGTGCGACCCATCAAAATTTCTAAAGTCTCCGGCTATGATGTTCTTGAGACCCTGAACGGTTAGAGTAGATACAAGCTTAGATACGTGATTGTGACTGTAGACATTCATGCCAACTGCGGACCCAGATGTTATAGGTCGAGATTCCATCATCTCCAACGCACCTCCAACTAGGCGCTTGAGAAATATCTGGGTGCGAACGTCAGCGAAAACTGAGAATATGCGTGTTTTAACAGCTTCGACTTTCTCCAGAGGGCGCGTTTCTGCCTTCGGCATATCGATCACAAGACTAGGGTGCAAAACACCTCTATCGAAATCTTTAAGGACGTCAGCTTCG